TACACCGCAACAGGTGGCGAAACCTCATTGTCCGGCACAGATGGCTTCTCTACGACTCTTGCTTACACAGTCGGCGCAGAGCAGGTATTCATCAACGGCGTTCTTCTCGTTCGCGGAACTGACTACACCGCTTCAACAGGTACTTCGATCACAGGGCTTACTGCTCTTGTCGCAGGAGATTCTGCCGAAGTCGTATCGCCTAGCAGCTTCACAGTCGCTAACGCTATTCCGCTTGCAACAATCGCAGCTAAGGGCGATTTTGTTGTCGGTACTGCATCAGGCACAGTCACCAACCTCGCAGTAGGAGCTGACGGCACAACACTCGTTGCAAACTCTTCTGCCAGCACAGGCGTATCGTGGGCAGGGCCGATGGTTACTGCGGGCAAGAATGGCGCAATCAATGGCGGGTTTGACATTTGGCAAAGAAGTACAAGCACTACTGCTGGTGGGTATGTTAATGCAGACCGTTGGTATGTTCTTGGCACAGGCTTTACATTTTCGCGTGAAAGCACAATCGTGCCAACTGGTTCTCAGTATTCTATGAAGTTGCTACAAAGTTCAGGAACTTACGCATTTTCATTAAACCAAGCGGTAGAGACTGCAAACGCGGTTGCTTTTGCTGGACAAACAGTAACTCTTTCACAATATATTGCAGCCTCAGCATCAACAACTTTAGGATTTTCGTTATACTATTCAACAAGTGTTGATGTTGGACCAACAGGTTCTTGGACGCAGATAACTGCCTCATCGGGAACAACATCTGCAACAGTTTCAACAACTACTTTTACAAGAATTGCTGCTCAATATGCAGTTCCATCAACTGCAAAATCATTGCTCATTGTGCCAAATGGCACAGTTACAAATGGAACTGCTGTCTATATTGGCAATGTCCAACTAGAACTAGGCTCAGTCGCAACTACCTTCTCCCGCGCTGGTGGCACACTTCAGGGGGAGTTAGCCGCTTGCCAGAGGTACTACTCAAGAGTTGTTTCCAATACCAGTTACACGGCTTTTGGAGCAGGTGCTTGGTATTCCTCAACGGGTGCTTCAATATATGTAAAGTTGCCAACCACAATGAGAGCGTTGCCAACAATGTCTATTTCCAACTTAGCGTTAGTTCTTCTTAGTGCTGGTACTGCTCCAGTTACATCTATCAATGGCTATTATGCTGGATACGATTCTGTGAATTACCAAGTCATTGCATCTGGCGCTAGTTCAACAAATGGTTATGCCACTATGTTAATTGCCAATAACAATTCAGCGGCTTATATGGAAGCGAGTGCAGAATTATGATGACTTATGAAAAAGTAATTTCAACAATCAACCAAGATGTCCTCATTGTTGGTACGGATGAAAACGGCAAACAATATGCTATTCCCGCTGACCCAGCCAATTCTGACTATCAGGCTTATCTAGCCTATGTAGCCAACGGCAACACACTCCCATCCGAGTTATCCACTCCAACTACACCACAGGCAGGTGAATAATGAGTCGCGCTAGAGATACAAGTAAATCCGCTACTGCCCTTTCAACAGGCACAGTTACAAGCACTTCAGATTCTAGTTTTAATGGAGTCAGAGTGGGGCAGGGCAATTTAACTGCTAACAACAATACCGCTTTAGGAAATAACACTCTTGGTGCTTTGACAACTGGAGGTGGACAAAATACCGCAGTTGGACAATCTGCTGGACAATCTTTGACAAGCGGTGCTTATAATACTGCAATGGGTTTTGCTGCATTAGCCGCCGGAACAACTGCTTTTGGCGCAACTGCATTAGGTGTTTATGCTTTACAAAGTGCAACTTCTGGTGCTGGAACTGCTGTTGGATTACAGGCGGGTCAAAATACAACCACAGGTTCCGTTCAGGCTTTTGGTTATCTTGCTTGTCAATTAAATACAACTGGCAGTGCTAATAATGCTTTTGGCAATCAAGCATCCCAAAACAATTTAACTGGCACGAATAACAACGCATTTGGCTCACTTGCTTTATTGAATAATACAGGAACTTCAAATAGTGGATTTGGTGATTCAGCAGGGTCATCAAATACAACTGGCGGCAATAACACATTCATTGGCTATAACGCTCAAGGCTCTAGTGCAACTGTTTCCAATACAATTACATTGGGTAATTCAGCAGTTACAACACTTCGTTGTAATACAACATCCATAACATCTCTTTCTGACCAACGCGATAAAACAGATATAAAACCATTGATTTTAGGACTTGATTTTATCAACGCGCTTAAGCCAGTTACTTTTGAATGGAATATGCGTGATGGTGGCAAAGTTGGCGTAAAAGATGCTGGTTTTATTGCACAAGATTTGGTGGCAGCCGAAGATGCGGTTGATGCTCACGATTACCTTCAATTGACATTCCGAGATAATCCTGAAAAGTTAGAAGCCTCTCAAGGCAGACTCATTCCAGTTTTGGTCAAGGCAATTCAAGATTTATCAGCAGAATTGGCTGCACTAAAGGAGCAAATCAATGGAAATAATTGAAATTACCCCCGCTCAGCATATTCAATATGCTCACGCAAGCGTTGATGTAATCAATAACATCCTTGCATCAGGCTCGTTAGATTCAGATGCTAAAGAATCCTTGAAGCGCAATGCTGAGCATTTAGCGATAATTTGCGACAAAGATTATGCTTCTCAATTTTCAAATGATATAGCCATATTTCAAGCAGCGATTGTTGCGGCTCAGGTAGCCCCACAAGCCTAACTAGCACACTCCACAGAAAGTTAGTACCTGCTAAGATCGGCGAATGAACTTAGTCCAAAAGGCGGTTGGACAAGGTGGCAAGTTAGCCCCAATAGCAATACCTCATACCTTTGGCGGTATGAATCCTTCGATCTTTATAGATCGTGATGGTGACATTCTTGTAAATGTTCGATGCGTGAATTATATTCTTTATCACTCAGAGAACAATCAGCAATTCCCCTCTCGCTGGGGGCCACTTGCTTATTTGCATCCTGAAAAAGATCAGCGATTAGTTACAGAAAATTACTTAGTACGGCTTAATAGCAATCTTAAAATTACTGATTGCGTTAAAGTTGAAATGCTTAAACTTCATGAACCTATTTGGGAGTTTGTAGGGTTAGAAGATGCTCGCCTTGTTTATTGGGATGATTATTACCTCATAGGCGTTCGGCGTGATACTACAACTAACGGCGTAGGCCGCATGGAGTTAAGCAAAATCGAGTTAGATAAAGAAAACTGGATTGCTAAGGAAGTTGATCGCAAGCGAATCCCTGCGCCAGCGCCGGATAACTCGTACTGCGAGAAGAACTGGATGCCGATTCTTGATCGCCCTTATCACTTTGTTAAATGGAATAGCCCTGTTGAAATTGTTGAATTTGACGGAACACAGACCAATCAAATCAGCGTTCGACAAGGAGTTCAACCGCCTAAAGATCAGCGCGGTGGCTCTCAGCTCATTAGATGGGGCAATTGCTACATTGCGATAACCCATGAAGTTGATCTATTTAAGAATTACCTCAATCAAAAAGATGGCATATACCGCCATAGACTTTGTGTTTATGATGATCAGTTAAACCTTGTCGGGCTATCCAAAGAGTTTTCATTCTTAGATTTTAGAATTGAGTTTTGTGTAGGAATTGCCGAATACAAAGGCGATCTGCTTGTAAGTTTTGCTGTAGCAGATAACGCTGCATTTGTGTTATGTACGCCACGCGTTATTATTGAGGACTTAATAGCGGAGGCGCTTGATGCTTGATGAATTTATTTATGCTTTATCTAAAGACCCATTTGACCCCCAATTAAATTTTAATGTTGCGGTTCAATATGAAAAAGCAGATCAGATAGCGAGCGCAGTAGGGTTTTATTTAAGAACGGCTGAATACGGCAAGGACACGCATCCAACCCTTGTTTACGCATCACTTCTAAAACTTGCCAAATGTTTTAACGATCAAAACGACAGATTACACACAGTTTCTAATTGCATCCTTCAGGCTATTGCTTATTTGCCTTATCGCCCTGAAGCGTATTTTTGGATGTCACGCTTTCACGAACGGCAAGGTAATTGGCAAGAGTGTTATACATTTGCCAAGATCGGATTGCATCAACAACCGCTTAACGATTTGCCCGTTGATTGCGAGTTTAATAGTTATTGCCTTAACTTTGAAAAAGCCGTTTCTGGTTGGTGGATAGGTCGCGCTGAAGAATCTAGATTGTTATTTCAACAATTGCTTCAACTTGATCTTACGCCTGAATATAGGCAATCAATAGAGCGCAACCTTGCTACTATTTGATATAGGAGCTAACCGGGGAGATGCTACGGTTGTTGGAGTTGCGCTTGGTTATAGTGTAGTAGCCGTAGAACCTTCACGGGTTTATGCGGAGTTAGTCAAAAATTTTATTTACAATCCAAAAGTTACACCGCTTAAATACGCCGTATCCGATAAAGATTACCAGCGCGTTGAGTTTTATGAAGCGCAAGAAGATGGGTTAAGCACCTTAAACAAGGATTGGCTTACTTCTCCAAACATGCCTTACAATGGCAAACCTTTTAGAATTATTCACGCTACAACAATCACGGTAGATACCCTTGCCAAGATATACGGCGAACCTGATCTCATCAAGATAGATGTTGAAGGCGCTGAATGGTCAGTATTTAATGGCATGACTCGCAAGATGGGCATGATTGCTTTTGAGTGGACTCAGGCAACAATAGACGAACACCAAAAGCAATTAGATTATTTGCGCAATCTTGGATATACCGAGGTTGCACCGCAATTTATTGAACCGCACTTAGATCAACCTACTGACTGGTATCCAATAGATCAAGATTTATGGGCTTGGCGAGACAAGAACGCTAATGCTTGGGAATCAGATGGCTGGAAAAGAAACAAACTTAGACCGACAGCCGATGTCGGAATGATTTGGGTTAAATGACAAAGGAGAACGAATGGGCTTATTAGATCGCCTTGCCGCTAAAGTAGCGGAACAGATTACTAAAGCGCCAGCGCCTACTGCTACTCCCATGAATGTCAATGCTCTTACCAGCACCGATACTCAACACTATAACGCTGATCCAATGTATCGTGATCCGATTCTTGGCAATAACCCATTTCCTGCCGCAATTCCACTATTTCCTAATGCGATTAACCCACTTGGGGCTAATAACCGGGCTGATCCGCGCCGTTATGAATTCCTTGTTGCTCAAAACATCAA